TATAGTGCCCGTTGGTATTATGTATTGATATACGTCAGCCACTGATTGCTCCTGTACCGAAACTGGTTCTAATTATTGCAGTATACGTTAGGATATCACCAACCTGGTCACCGATTAAAGAAACTATATCCACAACGTCAGGAATATTTAACCACGCTGAGCGTAGCGCCGCTTGCCATTGAATGAGGTTAGGAACACCAACCCAAATTAATTGAAAGTTGGGGATACCTTGATCGGTGGCTAAAAACATTTCGCCTAGCTGTGCTTTGGCTGCGTGTTCACAAGCTTGCAGTACTGCTTGTAAATCATACACAATAGCTAAATTGCCATCGGGTCCTATATAAAGATCATTATCATAGGCCAGTAATGGGTCGGTGTTAGCTACCGTTTGAGTCGCGAACATTTGTGTCATAGTAATCCTTAAGGAACAAATGGCGTAATGTCACCACTTGCGGTGATATTCCCGACTACGCGCAAGTTACCTGTTAATAGCATATCGCCAGTAACATTGAACGGTGTGCTACCCCCACCCGTAACGGTAATCCCCGCCGTAGCAGTTAATGCCCCATCAACCGTTGTTGCGCCTTCGATAATAACCGCAGGCGCTTGTATCTTTATCTGCGCCGAATTAAACGATATTTTAACAGTACCGTCCAAACTTTGTAATACGGCGTTGCTAACGTCTTCGCTCGCTATAGTATATCCGGTCATAACATCGGGTATAAATAAGCCGTCCGCAAAATCATGTAATCGCGTTGTGTTAGGAGGTGATTGAGCATAGCTAGTTAGGAATAAAGATATATCCCGGTCATTAGCCACGACCCAGCCAAGGTCGCCCGACTGTAAATTAAAATTTAACATGAAACCGCCTCCGCCCAACAATAATACTGGCAAGCTGGCAATCTGGCCGCGCGGCACTTGGGAACCGTCGCTAGTTAATATCGTAATCAATAATTCAACTTGTACCCGGTTAGCGGCACGATCAAATGCAATGACGCGTGCGGGCAACATGTTATTAACCGACTGCATCATTTTATTAAACACAAACTGCATTGTGCCCGCGAGAGTATCGTTATTCGCGGGGTCTAAACTTGGATTATTACCGCTGCTTGTCATCGTAATCTTGCTGCCTCTGCAATGTAGTAAAAGGGCGTATCACGGTTTGCAATTTCAAAACCTAATTTGTAAATTACATAATTACCGTTTATCGCTGGGTACTGAACGCTTTGAATAATTAAACCGCCACCGAGCACCGAAATATTATCTAATAGAAATTTAACTTTGATACCCTGCTCGGTAAACTGCGGAATCCCGATCATACCGTTTTCAGCACTTAACATACGCGCAGTACCGCTTAAAGGTACAAGTGCATCTTTAACCACAAGTGTATCATCATCGACAAAAGCGTTAATACCGCCTAGACCGTTTAAGCTACCAACTTGTTTTAGTGCCGCACCCGCAAATCGATAATTTCCTACCGATTTATTACTTGCTTGAAAATTTAATCTTAATGCCATTGATTGGGCTATCGTATCCGACACTTGTTTTAACGTCGCGGTGCCTGCTTGTGAATGCGATAAAATTGTACCTTTGAGAAAATTACCAGTTAAGCATTTTAACGTGATTGCGATATCCGGTGGTTGCGAAACGCTGGCCGTTACGATATTACCCGTATAAATTCGTGTCGTTCCGTAGGATTGCCGCCCCGCTTCTATGATCACAGATTTAGGCGTGCGGTTTAAATTATAGGGGGATGTTTCAGTAAGAATATAATCTTGTGTCGCACGGTCTAAATTCGATAATGTAACGGTGCATTCATTCTGTAACGCATTAGCATATTTAGTACCCGACGCTGTAATCGCAATACCGCTATACGTTTTGACTTGCCCGTTTACTTGTATACTAACTTTTACTATTCGCGGGTCTAGTTCTTGCATGTACTATACTCCCGCTGGTAGCGCTGCAATTTCCGCTTGTGATGCATAAATTAAAAATTGAGAAATACCAAATTGTGAATAATCCGGGTAAGCATCATCCTCGGTTAGCATTGTAAAATTACCGTCTTCGAGGTAATTGTAGGGTATTAAAGGATAACCCGGAACCATGCGCGAACCTGAAATAATCGGTGTACCATTTCTAATAATATCGATTGCCATTACATTATTAGCTACCGGCTCATTTAATCCTGTAATGGAATTAAATACCGTTAAGCTGCCCATAACGTACATATTAATAACGTATTGGCTACCATCTAGCTGAATCGTAAATGACTGCACGGGTATCGCTATCAAAGGTATTTCAATCATTATGCAACCCCCGCGCCGTTAAAAATAGTTAGTTTCTGATTTATTCCGCTATAGGTTTGAAATGCCGTACTCGGTACGTTCTTTGTAGTTGTCGCGCCTTGCACTGTACCGCGATTTACTTTGCTCGCATTCGACGGCGCACGCGCAACTAATGAATATGCAGTAGTAGCAAATTGAACCTGTTTCATTTTCAATGCAATAATTAATGCTTCGAATTGCGCGGGGTCTTCTTCATGCGGCAACCCTGAGATTAATTGATTTTGATAAACGCCGGATTTTGTCTGTACGACTAACAGGGTGGCATTTAAATAAAACTGTTTAATCTGACGGTAAACGTCTTGATAATCCGCGGACGTTACGATCATAGATAATTCTATTTCAATCGGTAGTATGATGCGGTGATCTGTGGTTGTTGCACCCGTTTCGAGTGGGTGGTCCATGGTCTTCGCTTCTTCTTTAACCACGGCTTTTACGGGACGCGCGCCCGGGAATACCTGTGTAAAATCTTGAGTAAATACGGCGACTCTATCTGATGCAAAACTCGGTAATAAATTATCTAATAAGGCCATTATGCCAGCTCTCCATCTACCCATTGATTAGTTGCTTGCCGAAACATATCTTGCATTGATGTTACAAAACTTGTCGCAATCTCTTGTGAGTCTGTGGCATTAGTTGTAATCGTAATAGGCCCCGTATATACATTAGTACTTCTATTACTATTATTTGTACTGCCCAAAATACTACTATTACCAAATACGCCCACCGGTGTTGAGCTAGCGAATTCAATTTGTTTTTGGCCGAAATCGATATCATCAAACAACCGTAAACGCTTACCGGTTAATTTTTCGATTGCATTTTCTAGCCACCTAATACCAGGGAATAATCGTTCGATCCCTTCACCAATTGCTCGGAAAATATCGCTTAGAATTTGACCTGTATTTGACCACCTCTTTACAAGTAATCCGGTTACTGAATCATTGCCGCGACGGAACGCTTGAATGTCCTCATAAACTAGCGCAAAAGCGCTTGCTAAGCCGACCACAAGAGCGGTAATAATCGTTACGGGCGAAGTGAGTACCCCCAAAGCAATTGCCGCTATACCCGCCGCAACGCCAATCCCGAGTAAGCCCCCCACGATCAAATCCGAATGTTGTTGGAGATACATACCAACCTTTTCTAGCTTTGAATAGAGTACCGTCAATATCGGCAATATCGAGTTATTAGCTTCTGCGAATGCTACACGGAAAGCGTGATTAGTATTGTCTAATTGCTGATTGAATTTATTCGTAATCTCAGCGTTTAATTTTGTGACCGTACCTAATTCTTTTTGACGTGCGATTACTGAATCAACTTCACGACGGCCTTGCTGCAATAATAGAATCGTCCCTTCATCTAATCCGAAAGCTTTGCCATATCGTTGTGCGCTCGCATAATTCATCTTATGCAGTGCGTCGGCCAGTTGTGGTAATATTTTTAATGCGGTTGCGGGTGTCGTATTAAGTTTTTCAGCAAGCCCGCGCAATGACCCTTGGAAGCCCGCAGCGGTACCGCCCGCTTGTTTAACTGCGCTACCCCAAGCGTCGAGGTCGCTAATATTTACACGCAATGCTTGCGAGGCGCGGCTTAAATCCTGGGTATAATCTGCTGCGCTCTTAAGATTGTTAACAATAGCGCCCACAGATAAAAACCCCGCGACAACTCCCGCGAGATTACGACCCATACTAAGAAATTGTAATCCGATATTACGGCTTATATCATTTGTCGCGTTGAGCGATTGATTTAGTTTATCCGTGGTTGCTTTGACTTCCTGCGCGCCTTTCTTAACGTCGGAAGTATCAGATTTGAATAGGATGTAAAAAGTTTCTAAAATTGACACGTCATTTACCCCTATTCTTTTTTGAGTGCTCAATTGCTAAATACTCGTTATAGCGAGTAACCGCGATTACTTCCCAGATATTAAACGCATCTTCTAGTGAATAGATAGTCCTTAATTCGTGGAGTGTGGCTTTTCCTTCGCTAATGATTGTTCCGATAAAGTGATCAATATTTTTGAAATCCACGCTGGGAGTTTCTGGGCGGTATCGTTTAAGAAAGTCGAGACTCGCCCGTTTTGAAAAAAACTACAATTATATTCCATCATAGCTATTTCAATTTTTGCGAGTGTTTCCCACGAACTCACGTGGTTATCAATCAATGCGCGCGTACTTAAGGTAATGGTTCCGCCTTTAGTCACAGCTTGGACATAGCCCATTAGCTTCAACATTGTTTGTTCGTTT